GGTGAACGCGAGACCCCTATCAATTTCTGCGAGTAATGCTTTCATTAAATAATTTATGCCTAACCAAATACAATTCCTCGTCGACCAGTTCGGCCTGGCCAATACCGCCTGGTTTATCCGGCTGATGAAAAGCGGCACCACTCCAGAGCAGATCGTCGGTTCACTGGTGCCCAGCAACTACGACAGCCGAAGGGACGGCGTCTTCCGAGCCCTCCAATTCGCAGGCAACCTGCCTGACTCGATGATGCCCCAGGAGATCAAGGACGCCCTGCAGCCATGACACAAAAGGAATACGGCGATCGGATCGGTATAAGCCAGCCGCGGGTCGCACAGCTTATATCTCAGGGAATGCCCATGGACTCGCCCGAGTCAGCCGACCTCTGGCGATCTCAACACGTTAGGTCACGAGCCAAGTCTATTCCTAAACAGAAGAACGTACCGGACCCCACCGCAATCGAACAGGAAGGCCCCTACAGGCCTATTGAAGCAGAGACCCCTCTCAACACCGCAACAGCCGCCACCGACTCGCCTGAGGGCGCTTACGAAAGGCAGCGCCAAATCGAGCGTGCGGCCTATGACCTGGCGGTCGATGCCCTCCGCGGTGGTCGAGCCGACGCCGGCCGGCTGGTGGCGATCCATGCCGCGGCAGCCAAGAACCTTACAAGCGCCAGGGACGAGGTGATCACCCAGGCTGAGAAGGAGCGCCGCCTGGTCTCCGGCGACTGGGTGCGCCGGGTGATGCAGGAGCACGACGGCGCCGTGGCCTCGCTGATCAAGGCCATGCCGAAGCAGCTCTCCGGCCGGATAGCACCGCATGACCCCGAGCACGCCGAGCGCGAGCTGACCCGGTGGGTCCAGGAGGTAGCGCTCAAGACATTGCACAACACCGACCCATGGAAATCCTGACCGACCTCCAGCGCTCACTCCTGGACTACCGACGCAACCTCTACCGGCCGACACCGATGCAGACCGTGGTCGACTGGGCCGAGGCATCACTCCGGCTGACCCAACGGCAGACCGAGCACCCAGGGCCCTTCTCGACCTCGGTTCGACCGTATACCCGGGAGCCCATGGAGGCCTGGAAAGACCCTACGGTCTACGAGGTCACCCTCTGCTGGGGCAGCCAAACCAGCAAAACCACCACCCTGATGGCCGGCCTGGCCTGGCTAATCGCCAACGAGCCGAGCCCGGCCTTGTGGCTGATGCCTACCGAGTCCTTGGCCAGGTCATTCTCGAAGAGCCGCTGGCTGCCCATGCTCGAGGACAGCCCGGCCATGCTCGAATGCTACCCGGCCGAGGCTGACAAGATCACCAACCTCGAGCAGAACTTCACCAGGTCGACCCTGACTTTCGTAGGATCCAACAGCCCGGCCAACCTAGCCAGCCGCCCGGTTCGGGTGCTCATCGCCGACGAGGTCGACAAGTTCGCCGAGGCCACCGCCCGGGAGGCCGACGCCCTCGACCTGGCCGAGCAGCGCCTCAAGAGCTTCTCCAGCTCAAAGGCCTTTATGACCAGCACACCGACGGTGGTCGAAGGCCGGATCTGGCAGCGCTTCCTCCGCGGCGACCAGCGCCGCTACTACCTGCCCTGCCCACACTGCCGGGAGTACATCAAGCTCGAATGGCGGCAGGTGACCTGGGACGACGCCAAGGCCGAGGACGGCAAGCACGACCTGGGCAAAATCCGAGCCTCAGCTCACTACGTCTGCCAGCTCTGCCAGGGCAAAATCACCGACTCTCACAAGGTGGCAGCCCTAAGACATGGCCAATGGCGCCCAGAGAATCCCAACGCCATGCCCGGTGTGCGGTCCTACCACCTGAGCAGCCTTTACAGCCCCGACCGCAAGTGCACCTGGGGCTATCTGGCAGTCTCATTCCTCGAGGCCAAGGCATCGATGGCCGGCCTCCAAGGCTTCATCAACGGCAACCTGGCCGAGCCCTGGGAGCAACAGGACGTGCAGCAGGAGCGCACAGAGACCGCGGCCACCGTGACCGTCGATGGCGGCCGCCGCTATCTGACCGCCGACGTCCAGGCGGTGGCGCCCTTCCTCTGGTGGGTGTGCCGCGAGTGGAAAGACGGCAACTCTACCCTAATTGCTGCCGGCCATGCCGACGACTTCGCAGCCCTCCGCCGGGTGCAGGTGGCCCTCGAGGTTCATGACATGGATGTCGGCATCGACTCCGGTTTCAACACGCAGACAGTCTATGACGCCTGTGCCTCCTATTCCTCGGTGACATCCAACCCGATCAACTTCCCGTGCGGTCTCCGATACCCACCGGAAGGCGGCCTCCGCAAGCCCATGGTGATTGGCTGGATGCCACTCAAAGGCCGGGAGACCGGCGCCCGGTTCACAGCAGCCACCGGGGCGGTGCATCCTTTCGGCCTGTCGACATCATCCTCGATGAGGACGGACGTCGTGCAGCCCCTCCTGGTGTTCGACACCGAGCACCTCCGCGATATGCTGTCCCGCCTGCGAAAAGGTGACATCGACCGGGAATGGGGCGTGCACCAGGATCCGCCCAGCGTCCAGGCCGAAGGTGCCTACATCGCCGAGCCCGACCTCTACTGGCGCCACCTGGACTCGCACGTCCTACGTCCCCAGGCCAATCGAGCCGGCCGGATCAAGCACGTCTGGGTTAAGAGGAACCAAAAGTGGCCCGACCATCTGCACGACTGCGAAATCATGCAGCTCGCCATGGTAATGCTTTGGAATGATCTGGTTACGTCAAGCGAGTCAATAGCCAGCTAACCTATTGAAGTCACCCTGGGATCGGTGAAGATCCGCCCGAGGTGTTCACGTTTACCGTAGCCATCAAGAGGGCCTATCTCCGCAGTGTCTATGCGACACTGGGTGGTGTGACGCTCCTGGCTGCCCTGGCTGCTAAGTCTATCGCCGCGGCCACAGTGATCGAATCCGGCCAGGTGGTCCGGTCGACATCATCCTCCGATGTCTCGGTAGAGTTTGCCGAGCCCGGCAAAGGTGCCCCCACACCATCCGAGATGGTCGAGATGTGGGAAAGCCTTGTCGATGACTACGACCTGGCCGTCTATTACCTCGAGCAGGACGGCAACCTTACGCCCACCGACGCCCAGATCTACACCAAGATGGTGACCGTGGTGCTTATTGCTGCGACATCCTATGGCGGCGACTTCTCCAACTTCCGCCGTGAGGCGAGCTATCGAGGCATGAGCTGATGGGATTCCTCGACACCATCCTGAGCAAGTTCCGGTCGGCGCCTGTCGACCGCTACGAGGGCGCGTCCAACTCGATCCGCCGGTCCTTCCTGGACACCAGCTACACCTCGGTGCGGTTCGATGTGACTGCCTCGACCCGGCAGCAGATCGTGCGAAAGTCCCGATTCTTCGAGCAGAACAACGCGGTGATGAATCGCCTGGGTGACCTGTTTGAGAACTACACCGTCGGCAGCAACTTCTCGGTGCAGCCGGCTTCCTCGAATCCCGACTGGAATCTCCGAGCTAAGAAATGGTGGGACACCTGGAGCCGCTACCCTGACATCGGATCCCGGCAATCCTTCGGCACCCTGATGAGCCTGGCCGCCCGTGGCTGGTTCTACGACGGGGAATCCTTTATCCTCCTGACCAAGGGCGAGACCGGCCGGCCCCGATTGCAGCTCATTGAGCCGCAGCAAGTCTCCACGCCCAATGGCCAGGAGGGTCTTCCCGATGTGTTCGACGGCGTCCGGTTCGATCCCAAGACTGGTCGAGCCATCTCCTTCTATTGCGGCCAGGAGCAGCAGCAGGGACAGCTCACCGACATACGGTCCATTTCTTCCGACTCGGTGGTCCACATCTACGAGGCCCAGCGTGCCGGCCAGCTCCGCGGCCTGCCTTTTGTGGCTTGTGTGATCAACGACCTGCACGACCTGGACGATCTCCAGAAGCTCGAGATGGAGTCCTGCAAGCTCGCCTCCAGCGTGGCCCAGGTCATTAAGACAAGCTCCGGCGAGGTCCAAGCAACTAGCCTCCGATCCGGTGTTGCTGGTTCCCAGGGCACCGCCCAGAACTACTACGAGAACATCTTCGGCGCCTCGGTCAAAGTGCTGAAGACTGGCGACGAGTTTGAGCAGTTCGCCGCTGACCGCCCCAACGTCAATATGCGCGAGTACTGGCGCAGCCTCACCGAAAAGGTGTGCGCCGGCGTTGGTATTCCTTACGTCCTGGTCTTTCCAGAGTCGATGCAGGGCACCGTCTACCGGGGCTCACTCGATATGTCTTCGGTGTGGTTCCGCAGCCGGCACCAGGTGATGGCCTCGGCCGCCCGACGTATCTGGGAATACGTCATGGAATACGCCATCCGCACCGACCCGACTCTCAGGGACAGCCCTGACGACTGGTACGAGGTGGCCATCCAGGCGCCCCGAGCGCCTAACGTCGACGTCGGTCGTAACTCAGCCGCACAGCTAAACGAGCTTGGTGCCGGCATTACCACCTACGACGAGATCTACGGCGCCCGAGGCATCGACTGGCGATCCGCTCTGGAGGCCAAGGCTCAACAGGCACGGTACATCCAAGACCTGGCAGTCAAATACGGCCTCGATGTCTCACAGATCTCGACCGCTCAGAAGCAGCCGATAGCACCGGAGCCAGCCGCGGCCGCTCTAGAGCAGCCCCCTTCAGGAGAAATGCCCGAGCCGATCCCGGCCGAGCCCATCGAAGAGGTGGTTGCAGTCCTCGAGCCTAAGAAGCGGAAAACCAGAGCCAAAAAAACCGAATGACTAAAGTAACCAACTGGCTTTCCTACAGCCCCCGAGCGTCAGTCCATGAGCCGGCGGTGCTCCAGATTTTCGACCAGATCGGTGAAGACTGGTTTGGTGGCTCCGGTGTATCGGCCAAGGCATTTAGCCAGGCCATGCAGGAGGTCGGCCCCGGCCCCCTGGTGGTCGAGATCAACAGCCCAGGTGGCAACGTCTGGGACGGTCTGGCCATCTATAATATGCTGCGAGGCCGGCAGGCGCCGGTGACCACTCGGGTGGTCGGTATCGCTGCCTCGATTGCTTCGATCATTGCCCTGGCAGGTGACACCGTAGAGATCGCCGACGCTGCCCTCATAATGATTCACGACCCTTCCGGCATGGTGGCCGGCAGCTCGGAGGACATGAGGAAGATGGCCGACGCCCTCGATCAACACGCCGAGGTGCTGGCAGGAATCTACCGCAAGAAAACAGGTCGCAGCATCGAATCGATTCGGGCTGCAATGAAATCCGAGACCTGGTTCACCGCTGACGAGGCGATCCAGTATGGCCTGGCCAACCGCCACACCGACGAGCAGATGTCTATCGCCGCCTGCTGGCATCCTCGGGCTGTGACCAAGACCGCCCCCGAGACCGTCCGAAGCAACCTCCGGCGAGGCCTCGAGCAGTATGCCGAAGGCCTGGCCGGTGATGGCCTCGAGAAGCAAACCGTCCTGGACGCCGAGGCCCTGGTGGCCGGTGAGGCGCCCACCGAGGACAAGATCCGCACAGCCAACGCCTGGTGGGGACGCAACGAGCGCTTCCTCGAGGCCGAAGCCAACACCCCTGCCGACGTGGCTGCCAACCTCTGGGGAGGTGCCGCCGGCCGTGACTGGTTCAAGGCACTCTATGCCCAGCTCGAAGTCGAGGAGGGCGAAACCACAGACAAAACACTTTCGACCGGCAGCACTAACGCTGCCGACGATGGCGCGACAACCGCGCCGACATCACAGCAGACACCACACGATATGACTGATTCCAACCCCGTGGTGGCGGCCGCTCCTAGTGCGCCGACCGCCCTCGACATCGACGCCATCGTCGCTAAGGCCGTGGCCGCTGCCATCAGCGCCAAGACCATCACCGCCGCCCCCGCACCGGAGCCCGTTGCCCCGGTTCGCATCGAGAACCTCGGCAATGCACTGCTCGAGAAGCACAAGGGATTTCAGGCCGGCAATGACCGCCGCAAGTTCCTGGTGGCCAACCACTCCGAGCTGTTGCGCCAGAGCGCCATCCACGCCCCCCAGAACGCCAACACGTTCGCCTCGGGCTTGGTTGTCGATTATCTCGCCGACGCAGTGATCACCGTGGCCGCCACTCGTTTGGCCCTGGTCTCCGCTTTCAGCCGCAACGTCGGCCTGGACAACCTTCGCCCCCGCGCCTCGGTTCAGGTCAAGAAGTACACCACCGGCACCGCTGCCCAGACCAACCCGACGTCCTGGGAAACCAACAACGATTCGACACTGGCCGCCACCGCGGTCACCGTGAACCAGATCTCGAAGAACTTCACGGTCACCCAGCAGGAGCTTAACCAGGGCTTCATGTTGTCCGACCTGGCTGCCGGTTCTGCCGACCTGTTTGCCTACGGCATCAGCGACGTGCTGACCGCCCTGATGGTCTCGGGCAACTACGGCACCGCAGTTACTATCGGCACCGCGGCCAA